GGCGGCTCGACATTTGAGCGCGATGTCATATCAAAGTCTGTGCAGGGCTGGACCCGTGAGCAGGTTCACGCAGCTCTGCGGCAGACGGCGATAGACATTACCGGCCAGCAAGCCAAGCTCGGCAATGTGGCGTCAACGGTCACGGTCGATAACAGCAGCTTCAAGTCTGTAGACCAAGCTGAGAAAAAGATCGTCGTGCTGTTCGGCACGATGCTGGCCAAGGCTGTTGTCGCCGCTGTGCAGCGGGCGCTGATTGCAACCATTGAGGCATCAACTGACAGGCGCACAGGGGCGCTTGCCAATTTGGCGAATTGGGAATGGATCTTGGTGCCTGGGGATGGGCAATCGCGTCGGGTTGACCCGTTTAATATCGCCAGCATGGCCATCAATGACCGGCTGATACTGCGCCCGTTGCTGAAGTATGCGACAGCGGTCAACCAGAACGTTGCTGGTGGCAGACGCGGATTCAACTTCAAGGTGGCCAAGAAGGCGAAAGCCCGCAAGGTTCGGGCGAATACCGGCAAGGGCTTTTTCGGCGCTACGGCTGAGCTGCTGCGCCGCGATTCCAGCATCCGGCAGTCGTTCTCGGTATACGCCGGCTTTACCAGACGGTTCCTAGCACCTGGCGAGGTGGCCACTGCCGGCAAGGGCGGGGCGCTGCAGACCGGTCAAATTGTATTGCGGCCGAAGCGCCGTGGGAGACTTAGCTAATGGCTGACGCACGCGAGTTACTCATCAAGCTGACGGTCGACGCTGCGCAGGCAGACCGTCGTCTGAAGGATATTGCCAATAGCACCAGCAAGCTGGAAAAGAGCTTGGGTGCAGCAGGCGGCGCACTGAGAGGCTTTGTCGGAGGCTTGGCTGGTGCTGTGTCTATCGGCGCTATGGTCACAGCGTTCAAGAGCGCAGCCAATGCGATGGACGAGATGGCCAAGGCAAGTCAGAAGATTGGCGTGTCAGTCGAGTCTCTGTCGGCGCTGAACTACGCAGCCAGTCAATCAGGTGTTTCGTTTGAAGGGCTGCAGACGGGGCTGAAAAAACTTAATCAGAGTCTGATTGACGTTGAGAAGGGGACATCAGAAGCGGCTAAGGCTCTGCGTGCTCTTGGTGTCAAGGGCGCAGACAGTCCTGAGGAGGCGCTGTCCAAGATCGCCGACGCCTTCGCCAGCGTGCCGGATTCTGCGCAAAAGACCGCGATTGCAATGGCAATCTTTGGTAAGTCCGGTGCCGACCTGATACCAATGCTGAACGCAGGGGCTGACGGGCTTAAAAAGTTTGAGGACCGTGCCAAGCAGCTAGGCATCGTAATCGATACTGAAACCGCCAAGCAAGCGGAGAAGTTCAACGATTCGCTGGACGACATGCAGCTTGCGATGGGCGCTATCGTAAAAAATATCGCCGCTGGAATGATGCCGGCATTTTCTGCATTGTCAGAAAAGATGGCTGAAAGCGCAAAGGTCGGGGGTGAGTGGAAACAGTTCGGGACTGATATCGTAAATACGATTGTGCTCATCGGCAAATTTGCGGATCAAGTTCTATTGCCGGTTAGAGCAATTACCGGCGCGCTTGGCCACTTAATAGCTGCCGGGGCGTTATTGTCTCAGGGTGAGTTCCGAAATTTTGTTTCACTGTTAAAGGGTATGGGAACCAACGGTGAAATCGCGGCTAGAGGAGTTCAAGGCTTACGCGATCCGCTTAACTCCGTTTTGGACGCTCAAGACCAAGTTAATAACATAGAAAAAGAGGCGATTGAGCTTGGTAAAAAATTTATTGCCCAGCAAAAAGAAAAAGAGGCCGCAGCAAAAAGATGGGCTGCCGCGCAAAATGCACTAAAAACTTCGGACGCAGAAAAGAAACGAGCTGAAGCTCTAAGGGCGCAAGCCGATGCGGCAAAAGCATACGCATCTTCTCTTGACCAGATCAGGGCCATTGAGGATGAGGCGAAGGGCTTTGGTGAGAAGTTCCTTCGCAGCGAAGGTGAAAAATCAAACGCACTGCAAGCTCAGGTTGACGCGCTGGAGGATATGGCTAACCCGATGCGTGAATACACTAGAGGGCAGGAGCAGCTTTACGCGCTTTGGGAAACAGGCAAGCTCTCTGCTGAGGGGTTGGCCGCAGGCATGGCCGTTCTTGATGACAAGCTGCAAAGCTCATCAACCATTGCGAAGGACGCCCCAAAGCAGTTAGACGATATGCAAAAGGCTATGAAGAACTTGGCGGCGCAGGGTATCGGCGGCTTGGTTGATGCAATCTTCAGTGCCGATCGCAGCTTCAAAGAGTTTGCTGGAAACTTCCTGCAGCAGATTGCCAAGATGATTATCCAGCAGCAGATCTTCAACGCCTTGAAGGGCACGACGCTTGGCGGTTGGCTGGGCTTTGCCAAGGGCGGCGCGTTCGGCGGCGCTACGGGCTTACCGCATGGCGTCTACAATCAGCCAACCTTTTTCAACATGCCGGGCAACGGTCCGCTGCAGAAGTTTGCCCGCGGCGGCGTATTGGGCGAGGCAGGGCCGGAAGCCATCCTGCCGCTGCGCCGTGGTGCAGGTGGTAAGCTTGGCGTTGATGCGGCTCCTGTCAACGTAAACGTCATCAACAATGCTGGTGTGAATGTGGGCGTGGAAAAGGACGGCAACGATATCAACATCACTATTGAGCGCGTGCGTAACGCCTTGACCCGCGACATTCGCGCTGGCGGTAATGCCTTTGCCGGTGCGCTGCAGAACACCTACGGCTTGAACAGGGCAAACGCATGACCACCGCCAAGCTGCGCCGCGTATTTGCTTCGGCTCCGGCCGAGGAAGTCATCATTGAGACTTTGCAGCTATCGCACAGCAGGTTTTCAAAGACTTGGTATTTGTCCAGCAACGTGTCGGCGTTCGATGCCAAGCTGGAGTCTGGGGCGGATGCGCACTTTCAGCCACTGCCGTTCACGGTAAAGCTGCCGGCCAGCGACGCGCAGGGCGGGCAACTGCTGGACATCAGTATAGCCAATGCCGGTCAGGAGATGGTTGACGAGATTGAGGCCGCGGCAGCGGCTCCCAATGAGCGCATCGAGGTGATCTATCGGATCTACCTGCAGTCAGATAAGACCATGCCGCAGAATTTGCCGCTGAAGCTGTCGCTGGACGCCGTGGCCATGACTGACGAGGCCATACGCGCAACAGCTGGTCGCTCGGACGTGCTGAACTTCAAGTTTCCGTCAGCGGTTTATACTTCGGACAAGTTCCCAGGACTCGACCGTTGACCGACATAAACAAATACATCGGCACGCCATTCCTGCTAGGAGGACGCGACTTGGCCGGCATCGACTGCTGGGGCTTGGTCATGGCGGTCTACCGCGACATGGGGCGCGAGGTGCCGGACTTCGATACCGAGTTCATGAGCCGACCAGACATCCTGCGCAAGATCCGCGACGGCGAGGCCATCGTTGCTGATGAGATACCGCAGCCGGAGCAATGGTGCGTCGTGTCTGACTCCGTAAAGGGCCATGTCGGCATCTGGGTCAATGGTTGCGTTCTACACGCTGCAAAGGGCTGGGGCGTGGTAATGCAACCGTGGGACCAGTTCAGGCAAATCTATTACAAATCAAGGTTCTACCGATGCCACGCATAATCGTAGCGCCCAGCGCACTTAATCCGGCGGTCAGGCACGTCCACGAGTTCCAAGGCGACGCCGAGGCGTTCGTCCGCTCACGCTACCCCAACGTCAAGAATTGGCGCGTGCAGACGGACGGCACAGACTACTACGCTGTGGGCGTGCCGGCTGACCCGGTTACTATTCTTGGAGTCACGATTAACCTGTGGGCGGTTGCTGCTTCTGTTGCCTTGTCGTTTATTTCCGCCAAGCTGCTGGCCAAGAAACCACCGCCCGGCACGACGCGCTCGACCGACGCCGCATCGCCCACTTACAGCATCGGCTCGCTGCAGAATCAGGCGCGGCTGGGCGCTGCTATCCCGGTAGTTTATGGCGAGGTGACGATGCTGCCGGACTACGCCGCACAGCCCTATGTTGAATATGTAAACAATGAGCAGTATCTGCGCGCGATTTATTGCGTCGGACACGGCGAAGTTGATGTGCCGAAAATGTTTGCAGGCGAAACTGACGTGGACGCTATGGACCCCAATGTGATTATGTGGCGCGTGTTCAATCCCGCAGACCATGCTTCAGTGTTCGGAGCCATCGCTACGGCTACCGGCGTCGAAGAAAATATTTTCACAAACTCAGAGGTCGCCGATCAAACTCTGGAAGGTGGCACTAATACTGGCGCAATTACTCCGGCCGATTGGTCATGGCACTTAATCCCAAGAACTGTCGGTGTTCATCCAATATATCCAGAAAAAGACGAGTTGAAGGTTTTGCCGAAACCAGCGATGGGCACCATGATTGCAGTAAGGGTGCTTACTGGTTATGATCGTGATGGAGTCGAAATTTACGTAGTGATGAATGCTGTCGCTCAACCAGACTTGCTGGGCGAAATAATACCAGATCCAAAACCCGCCATTGTGACTTACCCTATTGGACCTTTTGAAATGTGCAAGCCGGGTCAGGTCGGGACGGAAGCGTCGGTTGACGTTGTTTTCGCTGGAGGTCTGTATTCGCAGAATCAAGCAACCGGAGCGATACAGGGCGCATCCGCTGCCGTTCGTTTTACCTTTTACCCAATAGACGCAAAAGGCGCGTCAACTGGCGCAGCAATAACGCACGATCACACTTTTTCAGCGGCAACGAATACGCCGCAGAGATACACGCTCAAATACGCGCTCCCACTTGGGCGATACCGTTGCAAGGCCGAAAGGGTTACTCAGGCATCAGGCGCAGCAAATATTGTCGATCAGGCGACGTGGACCGGCCTAAAATTCAAACTATCCGCGCCGACGCGCCCAGTTTACGGCGACGTGACGCTGGTTGCGGCAACCATCAAGGCCACCAACGGTATCTCCAGCGACGCTGCCGGCAAGGTGCGCTTACGCTGCCGCAGGTATCTGGCCGCACTGGATAGCACCGCTGCCGCCTTCAGCGCAAACCCGGCTGACGTGCTGGTTGACGTGCTGACGGCTAAATACGGCGGCAGGCGGCCCATGACAGCGGATGAGCTGGATGTTGACGAGATACGCCGCAGCCGCACCAAGTGGGCGAGGCATAACGGGTTTAACGCCGTGTTCGACAAGATGACAACGGTATGGGACGCCATGGCCTCGGCCCTGCAGCCTGTCGCCGCTGTGCCACTGCCGCAGGGCAACCGCATCAGCATTGCGCACGATAGCGTCAAGGACTTCCGCGCTGCGCTTTTCACAGACGACAACATCGTTGCCGGCTCGCTGCAGATCAATTACGAGTTCGACAAGATCGGCGACCCGACATCTACGAAGGTGGAATACCGCACGCAGGAATGGTTCGACCCCGATTATGTGCAGGTGCCGCCAGATCGCGATGACTTCGACTCTGTGAATCTGTTCGGTTGCACATCGCGTGACGTTGCCGAGCAGCACGCCACGCTGACCAACAACCGACGCCGACTGCGCCGCAAGACCATCCAGTTCGAGACAGAGCTGGACGGGGCGCTGGTGATGCACGGTCAGCGTATAGGTGTAGCGCACAGCACGCCGCGCTGGGGCCAGTCTGCTGCCGTGGTATCGCGCCACGGCGACACGCTGACAATGAACACCATTATCGACTGGTCAACGCCGAACCTGACAATGCTGATACGCGATGTGGAAGGCTACCCGCATCAGGTAGTAGGCATAACGCAGGGCGCAAACCCAAAAGAAGTTGTCCTCCCGTCGCCGCCATCCTTTCTTATCCCGACTATCGATGGCGGATACGAAGGGGCGGTTGCCGCATTTGGCGAGCGCAACCATGAGGTCAAGGACTGGATTGTGCTATCAATGGAACCTACTGGTGAGTTCCGCATCCGTATCAGCGCAGCAGAATACCGGCCTGACGTTTATGTGAACGCCATGCCCCATCAACTTATCGACTCCACGGTGAACCCATGACCAACTGGCCGCAAGACTTCCCCTGTCCGCTCATTGAAGGCTTCGGCGCTGAAGCCTATGCTGCGGTTCTGCGCACACCGTTCCAAGGCGGCAATACCCGCCAGCGGCGCATCCATCGCCAACTGCCGCACGCCATGCAATTGACGTGGGTATTTAAGCAGGACGACTACGGGCTGGCGCTCAAC